ATCTTAGAAGTATTAATGCCTTTAGCACTATCGACTAAGAATTTTATCATTGTTGTTTTTTCATCATCCGTTTTCTCAACGAATCCTATGTTCTCCATTTGTTCTCCGCTAATCGGACTAATTTCTGACTCATTTTCAGATGATATTACTATTCCATTTTCTTTATCATAAAAAACATTTTCAAGGACTGTAGAATCTGCCTTAATTACATCTACGCCATCAACTTTTTCAACCGAAACAATGTTCGCAAATTGATTTGCTGGCGAATCTACTAGGCTAAGTTCAATTAGATCATAGTCCTTGATAATTCTAATTTGTGAGTCAGACTTCTCATCATAGCCATCATCCCACTTGTTCATACGACCACCGATGGAAAATCCTGTTAGCGTACCGTCCAAAACTTTTTCCCATGTATCTTGTGCACCCTTAGAAACATATGCGGAAACAAAAACTCCAGAGTAAAACTTTTTAGAATCTGGATCAAAATATTTATCTTCTTTAAAATTTACCATCTTGCCTACTGCAAGTGGTTGATGCATTTCTCTTATATTCCCACGAAACTTTGCAAAAGCCTTCATAGATGCTTCTGCTGTAACAATATCGTTTTGCTTGTCTAGGTTGTCTAATGAAGCGAAACCTGAAACAATGCGTCTTTCCTTATCTACCTTGCTAAAAGGCATTGATAGACGAAGATTTTCCCCATCAGAGTTCCAATGGGCTTTAGATATATTGGTCACCACTATATTATACCCTCCATTTTACACAAGTATCACATTCTGGACATATCGGACATTAAGGAGTTTTTCTTCCTTCGCCCTTTGGATTACGCCCTGCAACAGTAGATGTGCTATCAGAATTGTTGTTTGTTCGTTCTGAGTTTCTAGATCTATTGGCTGATGCTTCTGCTGCAGCCTCTGGCTTAAGTTGTAGAACCTCGTCTCCACCTTCTCTTTGTGGCATATCCAAGATTACTCTTGCTTCATTCGGGGTTATGATCTGATTCTTGACATATCTTTCCAATATTTGAGACTGTGCAATTTCATCAGTAAGAGTTAATTCATTAAATACAAACTCAAGGATATCAGTTTTTTCACGAATAATCTTGTTGATCATTTTTTCTAACTGTCTTTGTGCTGGTCTAGCAACCTGCTCCTTGAATGTACGATCCTGTGCTAATGCTGCTGCAATAGATGCAGAATCACTACCGCCTAATTTTGAAAGTGGAACCTGGTGTGCTACCAAAATATCGTCACGATTTTGCTTGCGATATTCTTTAAACGAACCGTCCTGAATACCGTCCTCAATAGGCTCCATCTTGAACTCAACTTTATTATTATCTGAATCTCCTGGCAAAGGAATATACAGAGTTCTATGTGACTGACCTCTAAGATTTGTTTGCAAGAACCTAAACATTTTGTCTTCTGCATCCCCAGAAAGTTTTGCGCCTTTTAATGTTACAACATATCTAGGAACTGCCTTATTCGCAAAGTAATCAATGTTGTACTGAGATGCCAAAGAATCTCCATGAAGTGAATTGATTGCTGACATAATGTCTGGAACACCGTAGAATGTATTTAGCGGAGAGTATTGCTTAAAGTGAATAATCTCATTCGGCCTAGAATCTGTTGTTAGTGGATTTGGATTTTTTGCTCCAAAATTACGGAAGTAAACAATCTTATTTCCAATGATTTGAACATAGCCATCCTTTAGTCTTCTAACTCTCATGGTTGTTGCTGGAATGTGACCAACATATCCAATTTCCCCACGAGTTGTTCTTCCTATTTCTAGGTATCCATTTCCAGTTGACTGAAGATCTGTATAAACCTTTTCCATTGTTGCTGTAAATGAGTCATCGTCGTTTAGTGACTCAAGCCAGTCACGCATTTCAATCTTTGCTCGTTCAATTCTTTTTCTTGCTTTTTGTGTTGCACTATTGTCTTCGGATGCTTCAAGCCTCATCATAGTTCTTGGAGAAACCTTAAACTCATAGCCAAGACCTACAATGTTTTCTACCTTGGCATCAATTGCAGCATGGTTAGCAAATGATGTGTCATAGTAGTTTGCCAATTCATACAAGTTCCATGGCGGAGTAATAACATCGAACATTCCATAACCATTTACATATACTAGTCCTGGATTAATTTCTTTTGATTGTGCTCCATCAATACCGCTTTTTCCTGCCAGCGCTGCGGTTGTATATTGTGGAGTTGGCTGAACCATTTTTGTAGAAAGCCTACTGCTTCTTCTTTTAAAATTTGCGTCTAAACCATCTAGACTTTTTAATGTGTCCCAATTGTTGTTGAATGGATCTGATTTTGCAAATATATCGTCTTTTTTAATCTCGTCATCAATTCTGGCGTTTATTGTATACTCTTCCATTATTATTCCTCGTCTCCGTACTTTGCAATAGTGTCTTTTGCAGCCTGTACTGCACCTAGATCGTTAAGAGAAGGAATTA